CTGCGTTTATAATGTTTTCTTCAATCGCTTTGCGTTTTGTTTCCCTAACACGTGCCTCAAATTCTTCCTTAGCTTTAGCTTCATTTTTCATCTTTTCATTATGTAGTTGGTTAAGCTCTTCCTCCATAAACTCTACCCGTCCAGTCTTGTATGCATCTGGGTCCCAAGGAATCCACATACCTACGGGACCTACAAAAATATCGTGATTAGGGTCAATTTCGCGCAGTTTTTTACAACGTATTTCGGCTTCTTCCTGAGTATTATATGTACCGCGAATCTTAAGACCACGAACAGATGTTTGGAATGAATGTTTCAAGTTAAATTGTTCATTTAGACGCTCTTCATTTTTGTCCAAGAATGTTTTATAATCATCATCAACGGGTGTAGATTGTAGCTTCTCGTTTTCTTCTTTAGCAAATTCTTGTAAATCTTGGATAACATTTTCAGCCTGTAGGTTGTATTTATAGGATACAAATTGAAGAAAGTCAAAAAATTTAGAAAAAGATTTAGTATAATCCCATGTTTTTACAAATTCTTCAAAAAGATAAAGCTCACGCTTTTTTAGGATTGTTTCAGGGGAAACGAATGAAAGACAAGCGAATTTTTGACCTGAAATAGGGGCATCTTCATCGCATAAATCAACGTATTTAGGATTTGGTTTTCCATCTACCATTTTTAGTTCAAAAGAGGACATTATACAATATTTAGTAGTAGTATTTTTATATTTGTTTGTAAATAATTATATTTGTTTGTAAATAATTATATTTGTATATAATATATTATGAACGGTGTATTAGACTTCCAAGAACTCGTCAAGCGCGTAGTAAAATACCTTGTTGAAGGTTTAGTTGTTGCTATTGTAGCATTCTCCATCCCCAAGAAACAATTGAACGTTGAAGAAATTGTTGTCATTGCCCTTGCTGCCACAATGACATTCAGCATCCTTGACGTATTTGTGCCCGCCATGGGTCAAACTGCCCGCACAGGTGCCGGTTTCGGTATCGGTGCCAACCTTGTCAAATTCCCCATGATGAGGTAAATGGCATAAATATATTGCAAACACAATAAAAAATTAATATATTGATATTTTATATATTAATCAAAATATGAACGAAAAAGAAATGTTAATGTTTTATCACACCGCATTGCGCAATGTCGGTCTATATACATCGGTATCATTTGCGTCTTTAGGATATAGTCGTGTATATCGTCATCAAAATTATTTTTATAATAATATCCTTATTATGGTAAGTCTTATTTTCGTTTTTATTGCGTTTTCCATTAATTACATATTATTGAATGAACTCTATGATTATTCCAGCAAAAACGATGATAGTGCGTTAGATAAATGGATATTTATTCCGGAAATTATAATGATTATAGAAATATTCTTGATGATATTAGCAATAATAACATTGTATTATCATATCTAAACACATATATCATTATAGCACGAAAATGATATTATACTGTAGGAAAAAACTGCCAATCTAATTCTTTACAAACTTCTTTCCATATCATATCTTGCTCTAATTGTTTATCCCTATCTTTCATCATAGGTATAAATGGTAAATATTGTGTCTGGTCCAATAATACACATAATTGATAGAGTGTATATGTATAATTGAAGAAATTTGTTCGGCTCGGTGGGCAATGTAGCGCCCACGGTTTTTGTATTTCAATAAACAAGACACATAATGTTTCGTGCAATTCTTCATTCATCAGTGGAGGCTTGATACCAAAAAGCGAATTAATATATTGGATATGTTCAAAGTATTTATTTAATCCCAACTTTCGCAAAATCTCTCGCATTTTATTGTAGTTCAATTCCCGCATATCTTGGATACGTTCTTTTTTGATTCGTTTTTTAATTGAATCAATAACATCATCGGGAATCTGTGTTGTTTCCTTTGCTTGAAATTGTGCTAATATTTCTTTGAAATGATTTAATCGTATATATGCTGTATATGATACTTCATTGGGTGGTTCTTTATTAGATGGTTTATTGCTATCCACAATATAGGTAATGAACTTTCCACATTGCTGATTATTACAAATCATAATTCCTTCTTCTTCTTGAGCAATCATTTCACCCTTTTGACAAGAGTCACAAATATCGCAATTGATGATAAAATCGTTTGTAATAAGTGTTTCATTATCTACGTTTTTCCAATATTTGCGATACAACTGTTTAGATTTTCTATATTTATCTTCTTCAATGTCTTCGCTATTATTGTTTGTCTTTTTAATTTTGAAAAAACTGTGCATTGCCTTACTGTTTCGCTTGGTATTAGCATTATTGTTAATTTGTTGTTTTTCTTCAAAATAATTGAAAATAATCTTACTGTTTTCAAGAAAGTAATTCTTTTTAATGTTGGATAACCTTTTGATTTCTTGACGAATTTCATTAATCCTGTCTTTTAAATCCATAATAGTATCAACATTTGTACGTGATGTAGAACGTAATGTAATTTTTAATTCCTCTTTTTCTGTTTGTAAATTTGGAATTAATGTATCATCTATGCTTTGAAAATATGCTAACATTTCATCGTGTTTTATGTCTATAGAAATAAGCTGTGCATTTGGATTATTTGACATTAGATATTCATATATCATTTAGTTTATATTTTTTTTGGCATAAAATAATATCGTCCAAATGATGAAAATAAACTCAACCTATGGTGTATAATGACAAACATACAAAATATTATAACGGAATTAAAATCTCCGCAAAAAACAGTGGAGATCAACTCCAAACATTTTCAAAAAATGGTATTTATAACAAACGCAATAGACGATGGATGGAGTGTTAAAAAAGTAAAAGATAATTATATTTTTTCAAAGAAACACGAAAACAAAAAAGAAGTGTATCAGAAGACGTATTTAGAGAAATTTATTTTAACCAACCAAGAATTACAACATATTTAAGCATTAACAAAAATCAGTCAAATTCAATTTCTTGATGTAAAAGAACATTTGCCAAATCAACAGGTTCGGTAGAAAAATGTTCAGATACATGTTCTTCTACTTCATTTATCCAGCAAAAATGACATATAAATATTCGCATTAAATAGTAGCATTTTTCAAAACTCATTTACTATACATATAACACTGTTGGGTTTATATGTATTTAGGAAAAGTTGAAATTAAAATTTTGTAAAAAAATAATTAATTCGTATTTTTCTGAAATTATTTTCTTTAGACATAATATATAGTAGAAAAATGGGTGGAGCTCTTATGCAACTCGTAGCTTATGGCGCTCAGGACGTCTTCCTTACCGGAACTCCTGAAATCACATTCTGGAAAGTTTCCTACCGTCGCCACACAAACTTCGCGATGGAATCCATTGAACAAACATTCTCTGGACAAGCTGACTTCGGTCGTCGCGTAACATGCACAATCAGCCGCAACGGTGATCTTGCTTACCGCACCTACCTCCAAGTCACACTCCCCGAAATCAACCAAGATTTAATAACGGGGGATTTACAGGCCCGCTGGTTAGATTTCCCTGGTGAACAACTCGTTTCCCAAGTTGAAATTGAAATTGGTGGCCAACGCATTGACCGTCAATACGGTGACTGGATGCACATCTGGAACCAACTTACTCTTTCCTCTGAACAACAAAGCGGATACAACAAGATGGTCGGACACACAACACAACTTACACACGTTGTTGATCCCTCCTTCGCTGCCATCTCTAGTCCCTGTGCTGGTTCCTCCGCGGCCCCCCAAACATGCGCTGCTCGCGATGCCCTTCCCGAAACAACACTTTACGTACCCCTTCAATTCTGGTACTGCCGCAACCCTGGTCTTGCTCTTCCCCTTATTGCCCTTCAATACCACGAAGTCAAGATCAACATTGATTTCCGCCCCATCGGTGAATGCTTGTGGGCGTGGACCGACGGAGCCTCTGCTCAATCGGCCTACCAACAATCCCTTGTTGCCGCCTCCCTCTATGTTGACTACATCTTCCTTGACACAGATGAACGCCGCAAAATGGCCCAAAACCCCCACGAATACCTCATCGAACAAGTCCAATTCACAGGTGATGAATCCGTAGGTTCCTCCTCCAACCGCATCAAACTTAACTTCAACCACCCCTGCAAAGAACTTGTATGGGTTGTCCAACCTGATGCCAATGTTGATTACTGCTCTTCCTTAGAAAGCGACTCTGCTCTTGCTGCTCTCTATGGTGCCCAACCCTTCAACTACACAGATGCCCTTGATGTCCTTCCCAACAGCATCACTGGCTTCATGACCAAGGTTGAAGCTGAAAATATGATTGATACTTCTGCTAACGTATTAACTAACGGACCCGTCACTTCCGTAGGTGGTGATGCCGCTGGATACGTCCTCCAAGAAGCCTCCCACGAAATGCACTGCTGGGGTGAAAACCCTGTCGTCACAGCGAAACTTCAACTTAACGGACAAGACCGCTTCTCCGAACG